GACGACCACGACCACGTTTTACGGCTTTTGTTGTCAAGCTGTTGAAGATTTCTTGAATCTGACTAAAGTTTGTCAGGTTGGGACATTCCACCGTGACGCTCATCAAGTCAGTTTTAATTGTCATTACAAATTCCATGCTATATCTCCATCAGAAGGGCACGTCATCTGCCATATCATCAAAGCCAGAACCGCCTTGAGATTGCTTAGACTCTACTGGTTTGCAAGCATTTGCTTTCTCAATCACAACACGGTTGAACGTATCTGACCCGTAGCAAAAGTTAAAGTATTTGCCATCTTCCTGTTTGCGAGCAGGGTAGCTAATGAACTCAAGACCTTTTTGATTGGTTTTGAGTTGGCATCCTCTGATTGTCATAAAAGCATCTTTGCCAGGTGCTGTTGACAACAGAATGTTGAATGACGGGTACTTGCTGATTTTCCACTCAATGTTGACTTCCATTTTCAATTTCCTTTTGCTTTCTTGATAGCGGCTCTGGTTGATGAAGTGAGTTGACTCCAAAGCCACGTTTGTTGGTCAGACTCTAACGCTGCTTCTAGAACCATTTGATAGGCTCCAGTGGCATTGCCAGCGCTGACTAATTCCTCGCAAGATTGGGCCATCTCACGAAGGAACTCTTTTTCCTCTTCAGGCAATTCGATATCGCTCTTAGGAGTAATGATTGGACCGGGGCCTTTCCTATTGGGGTCTGGCAGGTCTTCACCGGCATAGATATGCATACCAAGACCATGTAGTGCTAGACCCTTGGTCATACAGCGCATGATGGCAGTATTGATGTCAAAAGCGTCTGGTTCACTTATAGCCTGGTTCTTGTAGTCCATTACAGGCAGTTGGCAGGTCATAGCTTTGTCGAAGATTGTGACGGTGACAAACACCATAGCCGTCCCATTGATGTCCATGTAGCACTTGCCATCAAACATCTCTACTTTAAAAGTGGCTTTTGGATCTGCCTTAATTGCTTCAGTCCATGCCCATGCCCATGAAAGATAAGAGAGTTTCCCTTTCTTTTCAATGTGCTTACTGACGTCAGTGCTTAACAGTTGTTCAATACTCATTGTTCCCTCGCTTTCAGCATGGCGTCTGCCAACTGGTAGCACCAAGTAGCAACCGAATCTGGGTGATTTGATACCCCATCTTCTAAATTGCAATACCAAGCGATCAAAGCTTTGGCCGCAAAGTAGTCGCGCAGGGTCATGCCATGAGAAACGTGCCCGTTATGTATCAAACTTGGCACTGGAAACGCTGTTCCACCTGTGTTCATTTTTTACTCCAATACTATTCTCATCATGTCACTGCTCAAGCATTCGCCAGTGAACTGGTTATACAAAGTGCCGGTTACAACATCTGCCCAAAAGTCACCAAGGTCTTCATAAGTGTTATCAGACTTGTCGTGCTGTTGGACAAACACCAATTTCATCTTTCTTTTCATTGTCTCCACTGGAGTTGCGACTGTCTTAATGACTACATCTTTTTTTCCTCGCAGTGAATCAATCCCTCTTGTCAGGCAAAGGTGAGTACCTTTCTCAACAATGAATGGTGTCTTTGAGCCGTGGAAGATTCGTGGCTTTTCTTCTTTAGGAAGAGTCGCCAGAATCTGAGTGAAATCAACACTCATTGTTTTGCGCTCCAGGTTTCGTATTCATCAATAGCTTCTTGCATCAAGAACTTCTGATCTTCTTCATACAAGTCATTGAAGGTGACAAAGTGGTTTTCTTGACAGCAACCCAATTTGCCATCTTGCGGCATCAGGCAATAGCAGCAGTACTTGGTGTCAGACTGTTGCATTTCTTCCTTGATCTCTTGTGCAAAATTCTTCAGCTTCATTCTGTTCTCCATGATTAAATGATGATGCTCAACACGATGGTCAGTGTAATAGAGATAACTGACACCAAAATTACAACACGGTCTGTTTTGTTGTAATGATCCTCGTCAATCCAGATTGCTTGGCCCCATGACTGCCACTCACCTTCTGTCATGGTTCTGGGTGTTTTGTAATGAGATGCTTTCATTCTTCATACCTTTCTTCTAAGCAACAATTTCTAACGCCAATCACACCGCCTGTATGAATATGCCTTCCAACCAATTCTTCTGCGGTTGGCAATCCTTTTTTGACTGCTTTATCTTCACATCTTGCACAAAGAATTTTTCCTTCTGGTGGCGCATCAAGAAAAGTGAATTTATGAGTACCACAAGATGTTGACCCACAAAAGTTTTTTATTATTAGATACGATTCGTTCCAGTGTGCTTTGTAAGTTGTAACGTACTCAGGTCTATGAATGAGAACGCCACGGTTATTTTCAATGAATGGTTGACTGGCTGTCCAATAAATGCCACGCCCTCCTTTCATTTTTTCTCTTTTTTTCAGAGCTACTTTCATTCGTTGTCTCCAAAAGGGTCACCCCATTTGCTGCTGACACCAGTGTTCATGTTAGTCATGGAGTCACCAAACTTTTGGATAATCTGGCCGTCATCATCAATGTATGAGTCGCCAGTCTTATAGAAGAGTTTGCCGTCATCACGCTGAATGGTGCTTTCGGTCTTGGTGTAGAAATGACCGGAAAAGAGGTTGGTCCAAAAGCTCATTGCTTGGCCTCCATGTTGTTGATCAAGTAAATCAGCCAGCCAGTGACGTTGGCTATGGAGTTAGAGTCGTATTTGTACGCCTCATAAACCTCATCCTGATGGCCTATGTACTTGATTGCCATCAAACGATAGTTGTGGAGAGCTAACATCAAGTCATCAACATATCGCTGTAGCTCTTGTGGACTCTTGGTAATCTGCATTTCTGTCCTTTCATGCACCGCTATTGGTGTAAGTGCATTGTTATCCTTCCCGACAATCATGTCAACCATGCGATAATAATCCTTAGTTAAGTGTAGGGCTATTGTCAACAGAGCAAATAAACACTATGATAGTCGCAGAAAGGATAAGTCATGACCGTCGAAGAACTACAGCAATACGCATCCCTTTACGAAGTAGCCAAGATTCTTGGAGTTAAGCCTCCGTCTTGCTACAAGTGGAAGGCCAGCAACAAGATTCCTGATCTGCGTTTGTACCAACTCAAAGAGAAGCGCCCAGAGTGGTTTGCAGACCACGAAAAGAAGTGATATAGTTTTGGAAACCCGGCTAGGTTGGAAGTCATGAGCCAACCGAACAGCGAACCTCCCGCTTGCCGTAGGTTTCCATCAGGAGGATTTGCGAGGATGTGCTATGCACTATTACCAACACCACATTGGTGACTTTATTAAGGCCACCGCCCGTTTGTCTGACTCTCAGACCATCGTGTATTTGCGTCTTCTTTGGATGTACTACGATTCAGAAAAGCCGCTAAAAGATGATTTAGAAGTTTTGGCTATGCAGACAGGAGGCGACTTAGATGACGTTGATTTGCTTCTTAGAGCCTACTTCAATTTGCAAAATGGACTTTGGCATCACAATAGATGTGATCTTGAGATTGGCGAATATCACGCACTTATTGCCAAAAAATCCAATGCTGGCAAAGCATCTGTTCAACAACGTAAAAACAAGCGTTCAACAGGTGTTCAACAGACGTTTGACACATTACCAACAGATGTGCAACTAACCAATAACCATGAACCAGTAACCAATAACCAAGAACCAGTGGTTAAGAGCAATCGCGGTTCGCGACTGCCAGCAGAATTTTCTTTGTCTGATGATTGGAAGGCTTTCTGTCAGCAAGAAAGAAAAGATTTAAATCCGCACAAAGTTTTTGCTGAGTTCAAGGATTATTGGATAGCTCAACCAGGGCAGAAGGGCGTCAAGACGGATTGGGATGCTACTTGGAGAAATTGGGTTCGCCGACAAAACGCACCGCGGCAAAACCCTGCCGACATAGCTCGAGTGACAGTACCTAGTCGACAAGAGCGTGATCCAGCCCTTGCCAAACTAGACCAAGATAGACAACTTACTCGTCCCCCAGACCTTGAAACGCTTGCCAAAATAGCTGAACTGAAAAGGAGACAAGCATGAGCAACTGGCCTTTCCCACAATTCCCATTGCCACCTTACACCGAACCTAAAGGTCCGAAATACCCATCAGATGCAGAGGAAGCACCTTTTTAAATACCCAACCTTATCCTGAAAAAGATAATTGAAAGAAAAGTAATAAAAATGAACTATGAGCAAGCAAATGCAATCCTTGATAGACACAAAGAAGGATCAAGCACTTACTCAATCCTCACCATCTCCAAAGCCCTTTTCCTCACAGGAGATATACAAAACGAACCTGAACCACTTGATTTGGATGGCGAAGATACCTGGAGCGAAGAGCCATTCATGGCACAGGGCTAAAGAACTCGAGAACGACCCATCAGAGTTATTCACAGGAATCGCACAAGACTTGATAAAGGAAATGAAAAATGGATGATGACCTGATAACTTTAATTGCAGAAGACTGTGGAGTAGAAGGCTACATAGAAGACCTGCAAGCCTTTGCTAAACGGATACGGGCATACGAGAGGATTCAGATTGCCAACAAGATTAGCCAGATGCCTGGTGACACTGCTGCATCCATAGCAGTTTGGGTGAGAGATCAATGTTGATAGTTGGCATTGACCCTGGGTTTACTGGCGCTTGGGGAATGATCGACCACCACGGTGAGTATTGGTCCTGTGGTGATATGCACAATAACAAACACCACATAGACACTCGAGCCATCTATGCCGAGATGTTGCAAGCCAGAGACAGGCAAGATTGTGAAGTGGTGATTGAGTCAGTTCACGCCATGCCTGGTCAAGGTGTAAGCAGTACCTTCAAGTTCGGAATGGCCTTTGGAGCCGCTTTAGCGCTCGCAGAACGCTTTGGAACCACTGTCCACCTAGTGTCCCCTAGACAATGGAAAAAATCGCTCAAACTCGATTCTGACAAGGATAAGAGCCTAGAGCTTGCCAGACAACTTTGGCCTAATGCTCCACTGCAAAGAAAAAAGGATAACGGTAGAGCAGAAGCCTTACTCATGGCTTACTGGTGGAAGAAAGAAAATGAGTGAAGTCATTCCCCGTTGGATAGAAGACCAAATCCGTGAACAACAAGTAAAGATGGGTTTGAGGAAGCAATGGGGAGGTAAGAGAGAGGGTGCTGGTCGTAAAAAACAATATACCCGCTTGACAATTGTCGTAAAGTTCAATAGGATACAAAGACTGAACCTAGAAGAGATGGCAGACGGAGACGTCGAAAAAGCGGTTCAGATGTTGATTGACAAATATGTATAGGAATTGAAATGAATGAACAACCAGAAGCCTTGCGGTTGATTAACAACCGACAAAACGCACACTTGATTTCATGGCAAGCAAATGCTTGCGCCGAACTACGCCGCTTGCATGAAGTGAATCAGGAATTGTTAAGAGTGTTGGAACTAACACTACCAGACTTAAAAGGATATTGGGAAGATGTAGTTCGCGCCGCCATCGCCAAAGCAACAGGAGAAAAGGCATGAAAAACAAACCAGAGCTTACCTACGAGGAATTCTGTCAATTGCCATTTGTTTACACGACTGGCCTGTCATTTGATTGGGGGGCTCAACGTATGTACCGCAATGAAGAGTTTGGATTTCAGATAGAAGTCGTCACCAAACGCAAGCACTATGGCGATATTTATGGTGGGTGGAAGAAAGAGAAACGGTCGTATTTTTTGGATGGCGACCCACGAGAGTTCGCCACCTCTGACCAACTCTATGTTGCGTATATGGAAAAAGTTTGCGGGGTGAACACATGACCAAAGAACGAGAAGCATTGAAGCTGGCGCTGGATGCGTTGGAAGCACACGCAGACATCGGGATCAAAGCCAATAAAGTCATCACCGCCATCCGAGAAGCCTTGGCACAGCCAGAGCAAGAGCCTGTGGCGTGGCGGTATCGGATGCCTGTTGAAGATGGGCATTGGGTGTGGAATTACGCCACCTACATTGATGACCCGAAAGACCAGCGATGTGAGCCTCTCTACACCACCCCACCACAGCGCAAGCCGTGGGTGGGGCTGACAGAACAAGAACACACTGACATAGCTGTTGAGTGTGGTTGCATGAGTTCAGATTGGGTGTTTTATGGTGCGACTGTAGAGCGTTTATTGAAAGAAAAAAATTCTTGAAAACTGTTCCAATGTCAATTGCTGAAGCAAATGAATTTGTTGCAAATTTTCATCGGCATAACAAGCCTGTTCAAGGCGCAAAGTTTGCGATTGGCGCAAGTGATGGCGATCGTTTGGTCGGCGTGGCTATTGTTGGAAGACCTGTTTCTCGCCATTTAGATGACGGCGTAACCGCTGAAGTTACCCGTTGTTGTGTTGTTAATGATGCCCCAAAAGGTTGTTGTTCGTTTCTTTATTCTCGCAGTTGGAAGATTTGGGCCGCAATGGGGGGAGAAAGAATGGTGACGTACACATTGCAATCTGAATCTGGCTCAAGTTTGCGTGGTGCAGGCTGGAAAATTGTGGGTCAATCACCAGGATTTTCTAAAGGTAAAGGATGGACTTCAAGGCCGGGGCGAGAATGGCAAACAGTAATTGGACAAGCAAAATTTAGATGGGAAATTACATGAAATACATTGAAGCCGCACACGGGATATGGCCTGAAAATTCTGATTGCCACGGCCCTGATTGGACAGATCGTGATGGGGAGTATTTGAAATGAAGCAATGCACTTGTTTTGCACTGAAAGCCATCAACTGTATTTGCGACCAGCGAGAAGATGAAAGCTCATTTGCATACTGGTTTTACAAAGAGCCACACCGTATCAAGTATTTGCGCGACCATCCCGCATACTTGGCCGCACAAGAGGCGTGGGAAGAATCAAAGAAAAGAACTCTTGAAAACGTGAAGCACTTAAAAGGCGTAATTGAGGTTAAGCCAATTGGGTATCACAGCTTGCAATTGGTTTTCAAGACGCAGTCCGACATTGAGAACTTCAAAGCCGCACACGGCATTAAGGAGTGAGAGATGGATAGACAGTGTTCTAGTTGCGGTGGATTCTGTAAAAAATCCGGTTGCGAAAGGGAAAATGTAACCAAGCAGCCAAAGCGCACATGGCAGGGGCTGACACAACAAGACATCGACATTGCCTTTGATGACACGCAAGAGGGCGGTGGGTTTGATGACTTTGCCAGAGCCATAGAAGCCACGTTAAAGAGGAAGAACACATGACACCCTTGATTTGCGAAGCGGTCAGACTTGCTCCAGAGCCTGAAACTGCTTTGTGGTTTGATGTTGGCATGATGGAGCCTATCTTTGACAAGCGCATACCCGCAGATGTGGTGATGAATCTGCCATTCAAACGAACAGGAATTGCAGGGGTAGACAGCAAAAACAGGAAGTTCAGTCTTTGGCTAACCGCAGGAGAAAACAGCGTCACGGTGGCTGGATGCACCATTGCACCAACAAAGTATTTTGAGCCGTTTGCCTACATCCTGACAGACGAAGGGATGCAGTATTACAACCACGGCAGGAAGGTCACGCAAGACGAAATCCTGCCCGTTTTACGCATGGTTTATGCGGTGCTGCTTAAACTGGCTGGCAAAGAACAGGCATATAAACCAACGCCACAGCGCACATTCATCAATGCCAAGCGCAAAGCCAAAGGCAAGTCAGCCTTGACGTTTGACTGGCACACAGTTGAGATTGAGCCACCAAAGGAAAAGAACGATCCACAAGGCGGCACACACGCAAGCCCACGAAGACACCAAGTCAGAGGTCATTGGCGCACCTACAAGTCAGGCAAGCGTGGGTGGGTTAAAGAATGTTGGAAGGGTGATGCGAGCAAGGGAATTGTTTTTAAAGACTATCAACTCAAGGAGAAAAACACATGAAAAAAAGATTAACCGTCATGGTTTCTGAAGACATAGACCGCATCAGATCAAAGATATACGAAGAGACAGGTGTATTTATGACATATGTTCAAGTATTTGATTTTTTGATTACTTTTTATGTAAAAAATCAAAAAGCACAAAGCACTTGGAGACAATAATGGCATCAGGAATAGAACAGATGGTTTGTGAAGACATAGACAAGAGACAACAGATGGGAATGAACAAGTACGGAATCTCTGTACAACAAAACCCATTAACTCTAAAAGAATGGCTGCAACACGCCTACGAAGAATGTATTGACCAGGCTATATATCTCAAACGAGCAATGGAGGAGTTGAAGTAATGGAAACGTATCGTATTGTTGAATTGGATGTTCTACGCTGGGCAGAAGCCAGGCAGATCATTCCTAATAGCACTCCGTTGGCCCAAGCCATTAAAACCACTGAAGAGGTTGCAGAACTTCTTAAGGCATTGAATAGGGGTGATAAAGAAGAAGCTATTGATGCATATGGAGATATTCTCGTAACGCTGATTATTGGTTCTGCTTTGATGGATGTTGATCTAGTTGAATGCTTAGGAAAGGCATATCAAGTGATTAAGGATCGCAAGGGATACTTAACCAAAGACGGAATCTTTGTTAAACAGGAGTAAATATGCCCATCAATCCGTATAACGCAGTTGGTGATATTGAGAAGTATGCTCCTCAATATGCAAAAGCCAAAGCAGACAGGGTTCACATTGAAAACTTCTTGCGTGTGGTCAAGTCTCGCATATTTTTAAAACAAGATGAAGGAACACAGGGAGCAAAAGAAGCAGTGGCTTATGCTCATCCTGATTATGTCCAGCAAGTTGATGCATTAAAGATTGCGACAGAAAACGAAGAACGCCTCAAATATCTGATTGATGCTGCCAAACTAAAAGTAGAGATATTTAAAACAGAGGAGTTCACTAAAAGAGTTGAGATGAAGAATTTATGAGAACAGGTAAATTCTGTAAGTACAAGGCCTGTGGATGTATAACCAAGCATCCATCTGGATACTGCAAAAGTCATAATAAGCAATGGGTGGCGGGATATAAGTATGCTCTTAAAGAACTACAGGGATTTGAACCTACTCAAGCTGGCGCAGGGGGAACGCTGCTTATTGATGGCAGTGGAGCGATGTCAGATGATGATGGGGGAGACAACCGTAGCTTGTCATTCGAATTTACTTTTGGACGGGAAGGGGAGGGGGATGAAGGCATCAGACGCCAAGACGGTCTGGGGTTGCCTACATTGCCACACTTGGTTAGATCAGGGGAATGCGCCGAAAGCAGAAAAGAAAAGGGTCTGGGATGCGGCATACACCAGGCAGATTGAGGAATGGGTGAAAATAGCCGACAATATATGCCTAAAGCCTTGGAAGGTAAAAGCCGCCAGGGATGTTCTTGATTACCTTGGAGTCTCACATGGACGAACAAGCATTGGGTGAATTTGCGCAAATGATGCTTCATGCGGTCACCAACACGCATATTCTGCACTGGCGCATCATTGATACCTCGGACCCTGCTCATCGAGCCCTAGGAGCCTTCTATGACGGTCTACAGGGCAAAGTAGATAAGGTGGTTGAGAGCATTATGGGCAAATACCAATGCCAGCTCCCTATTCAACCTAACTACTACCCACCTTTGGAAGACCCCAGAGAAGAGCTTGCCATGCTGTCTGACTACGTTATGGAAGCCAGGAACACCCTTCCGCAAGACAGTGAAATCCAGAATGCAATTGATGATATTCAGGATTTGATTAACTCTACGCGCTACCTACTACGAGCACCTTAAAATAGCGAAACCCCCAATGCTGGACACAAAGGGGGTTTCTAACCAACCAACTGAGAAGGAGTTGATATGGCTAACACTTATTCTATCGTTAATCAATCTAGGTTGCATAGTCTTTACGACTATAACCCTGATGCTGGACAGCTAATTTCAAAGTTGTACAACCGACCTGTTGGCTGGAAACACAATGGTTATCTGGTTGTTAATTTGCATCACGAAGGAAAAGATAGAAAATTTAAGGTACATCAGTTGATTTGGATGTATTTGTATGGAAGATGGCCTGACCAAATGATTGACCACATTGATGGCGATCCATTAAATAATAAGCTATTAAATTTGCGAGAAGTTACTGCTAAACAAAATTCTGAAAACAGAAACAAAGTAAATGCAATAAGTGGTTATAAAGGTGTAGTTCCAGCAGTAAACAATAGATGGAAAGCACAGATAACAAACAACTGCAAAACAATTTATTTAGGTACATACGATACAAAAAAAGAGGCGCATATGGCATATTGCAAAGCTGCTTTAATTTTGCACACACACAATAATTCAACTAAATTCTGCTCACACAAAATTTAATGTGGGGGTGTCAAAATTTAATAGGGCCTCAAAAAAAAATGGGGGGGGAGGGGTCGTGCGTAAAAATGCAACTGCCACTTTTTTAAGCACATGAGTACCGAAGTACTACTTTGTAGGGGGAAAGTAGTACACAACACGCCTATCGGTTTCGTTTTGTGATCTCGAATCGGCATCAGAAAACAGGCGCAAACCCTTGATTTATATGGGTTTTCAGGCATTGCAATGCCACCTATTGCGCCCACGCCATAGCCCACGGGTTGATGGATTGATACCATCAGACGCACACAATAGAACCCGCCAAGATAGGCAAGGCAAAGCCCCCATATCGGCCCCCATAATCGCCCCCATAAGGCGCACCATATCGCCCCCATATCGCACGGGCAAAGCTACCGCATACCCGGATAAGCCGGGCGCGTCGATTCATTGCACCCTATAGGCGCAAATAGTTAAGCCCCGGCACTAGGTGCAAGGGATACAAAAAAAGCCCCGGAGGGCTTTAGAAAAAAGCCCCGGAGGGCTTTAGTTAGCTTGAAATATAGCGTAGAACCAATTGCAATTGGGGACGCCATATTTCAGGGAATCGTGACGCAAGTGGGCGGGTGGCTTATCGCTCCCAAGGGGGAAATGGTAGCTGTCGGATAATTTCAGACCGAATTTTTCCATTGCATGGACCAATTCCCCGAATTTTCCTCTTGCGACAGCAACACACAATTGACCAGAACCGCCACTTTTCCCGGTTTCACAATCTAATGCCTTGATAGCCCCGTAAACTTGGAAACGCAATGTATCGGGAAGATCAAAAAAAGATTTGCTCATGCTATCCCCTTAATGCAACTCATAAGAGACAACGCTATCGGTCCAGCAAACACGGCAATTGCCGCATTCCCCATTGTTATCCGGGGCATTGCAACGCTCGCCGTGAGCTTGTTTGCCCTTGGAATGCACGTTACTTGCCGTAATATTGGCAATGCCTTGCAAGCTAGCAGGGATTTTGACGGGTTGATCGGGATACATTGCAGAGAGTCGGACCATCAGATTACGGGGCAATGCGCCATGTTTTGCAATGTACTCTTTGACAATGCCATACTCTCGAGTCGGGAGCCAATGGTCACAATCCGGGGTTTGCTCGCATACTGATGCGATTAGCTCGAGATGGGCAAGGCCTTGCAAGTCGCCTGAATCGTGCCAGCGAAAATAGCTATCGGTCCCGATAAGGGAAACCATGCCAATAACCCACGTATGAGCAAAATCCGAGTCGCTCATAGCTTGCCACACACTATCAAGCCGGGCAAATTGTGAGGGCTTAATTGTGTTTGCGTACATGGAATAAAAACCCTTATCCGCATAGCATGACGAACAGATAGAACCCTCAATCTGTGCCATTTTGAATCCAGTAATGCATGACTCTGTGGGCAGCGACATGGATTTACATGGCATTTTGCTTGTTTGCGTTAACGTACCGCACACGGCACGGGCAGTGGCCTTTGCAATAGGGATGATTTTCATATTTATCTCTCATTCAAGACGGGAAAATACCCGCCCCATAGCCCTCAGCAAGGGCTATAGGTCGGACACTTATCCCCGAATGAAAAGAAAAAACGCAAGCATCAGGCCAATGACAATGGCCGTGACGATATCGATTAGCTTGTCTCTCATAGTGCCACCTCATTTCCGACATGGGCTTGAATGAGCTTTTTTGACAATGTAAAGCTAGATTCGTTCAGAACCCAGTAGAGATCAACATTTCCTAAAAACACATGAAATAGCTTTTTAGTTGCCACCTCATAATAGATTGTCACGGGTTCGCTTAGATCTAATTGATCAGTTGTGAACCAATCGAGTCCGTCTGTGTGTATGCCCTTAGTTGAATCGTACATTTCATTTCCCCTTAATGCGTTCGACGATGTCGGTGGCGATAACGCAAATAGCAAACCCTATGACAACGATATGTAGAGCTGCCAGGCAAACGATTGAGAATGAATTCATACAGTGGCCCCGTTAGTTGAAGATGACTTTATGTTAGCGCATACGACAACATTGTCAATAGGCAGAACAACAAAAAGACACCAGGACAAACCCTAATAAGTTATGAGATTTGATGCCAGGAATGTCGGCATAAACCTATGACATGAGACAGCAAAGTGAGACGCTATAGGGATAGAAGCTAAATAAATTTGATTTTCCCTAAACAATCAATTTACTGACTAACTAGTCATTAGTGGCAGATTAAGGCAAGTAGCTCAAATGGCCTTATGTGAGGTCCGCGCAAAAAGAAAACCTATCAACCCAGAGCTTGTGTTTCATAGGGAAAAGCATAGAGAGAGTGTAGAGAGAGATAGAGATAGAGACGTCACCCAGATCAACCCATCAGATATCAAAAAAGCTTGGAATGATAGGGCCCCATCTCAGAGATTTTCACAAGCCCCCCACAGTTATCCGACTCAGCCAGGCCCCCATAGGTTTGTTTCACGTGAAACAGCAGGGGGGTATGCCGGGATTGGCGGGGGAAAAGGCGGGGCCCACTCCCCCATTCCCAAATTTTTTTCAAAAAGTTATACTAGCCTAAAGCGAATAGGAGAATAGATATGGAATGGACATTGGCGCATCCTTTGCAGGATGTTGAGGACATAGTGATGCTGGCTGATCAGAACTATGGAGGAGAGGTTGAAGGGGTGTTGAGTAGGGACAGGGGTGTATTTAGGAAGAATGTAACGATTGCGAGTACTGTGCAGTTGTTTGACAAGGGGAAAGAGTTTTTAGCGGTATGTAGAGATGGGGATAGGTTATTGGGGTTTTGCTGGTTTGACCGTGGTGGGTACACGACTTATTCGAATGAAGAGATTAGCAATGCCAAGTTTCACCATGTTGATCTTTCTTTGCCGGTGAAGACCAGGGTGAGGTTAATAAATGAGATGATTGACCAGCATATACTTTGGGCGCATACTTGGGGCATTCCTATTGTTTGTTCTACTTCTATTAGGTCTGAGCATGATGGGTTTATGAAGATTCACAAGAAGAGGGGATTTATTGTGAATGGTTCGTATGCTTGGATTCGTACTGGAGTTTGATATGGTGATGTCTATGGAAGAGACTCGTGCCAAGAGGCGTGAGTACAAGAAGAGATATCGTGCCGAACAGAGGGCTCAAGAGTTAGCCACTGGTAAAGCCATTCCTAAAGAAGCGCGTCCCAAGTCTGTTGTTAACAGGGTGACTGAATATGGGGCGTTGTTTAACCAGTTAAATGAGTTACAGATTGCTGCTGGCAGGCCGCCTTTGAAGACGGCTATGCAAACCTTGATTGAGGCGTTACAGTCTGACGAACTGGATATTAAAGACAGGGCTAGGATTGCGGAGAAGATTGCGACATTTGAATCTAGCCGAGCTCCTATTATCTCGATTGACCATGTACAGAGCATACAGAGGGATGAAGAAGCTGACGCTGATGAAGCGTTAGATGATTTTCTCACTTCTCTTAGAAAGGTGTGATAATGCCATTGGTTAAATCAAAGTCTGAAAAGGCATTTAAAAAGAATGTCGCCGCTGAAGTCAAGGCTGGCAAAGGCCAAAAACAAGCAGTTGCGATTGCTTATTCCGTAAAACGTGCTGCGCAGCACAAGAAAGGAAAGAAATGAGTGGATATACCTCTGGTAACAAAGCTCCTACGCTTATGGCCCAAGCTCCTAATCGCCGTGGAAACATCTCTAAGGATGGTCCTAAGCACTCTGGTGGTGTTACTTCTGTTACTCGTCCAAATGGCAGTACAAATTACGCTGCTGGTCGGCAGGGTGCTCCTTCAACTGGCAAAGACGTTACTTCTGGTCGCGGCCAAAAAGTTTCTGTAAATTGCGCTCCTTGCTATGACAAAACGCCTCGTAACGATGCGTACATGAATAGCGACCGTACCAACTACCTGAAGTGAGGTAATCATGTCCTACGGTAAAGTGATTTCTGGTGGCGCTTCTATGCGCAAGGGTCTGACTAAAGGCATCAATGAAAAAGTGTCTAGCCGAGAAAAAGAATATTCTCGTCGTGACAGCGTTGCTGCTCAAGTTGTAGACGCTTATAAAACCCGAGTCTTGTCTAACCAATCGATCAATGACGTTCGTGATGGTGACAAGTTCAAAAAAGGTTCCGTTCCGTCCAAGGTGTAATATGAAAATTGAAGACTTTAAACGTGATGAAAACAATGCTATTGTCGCAATCATGGAAGATGGTTCGGAGAAAACCCTTTCGTTTGATTATGTGGCACAGAATAAGCCGCAAGTTGGCGATGAACTCATTGAAGAATCTACCGATTAACTAAAGGAAATAGTATGGCAACGTATGACATTGAGGCCTTGAAGGCCGACCTTCCCACGGCTAAAGATTTGGCGCAGTTTGTGTATGACCGCACAAACATTGCGCTAGACCTTATTGGCAAACCCAAAGACGAGCAATACCAAGTTGCTAAAAACGCTTTGGAAGGAAAGAAGGTCCCTTCAGAATTCATTAGCGACCAAAATCCGTATGTGGATAAAAAGGAAATCATTCCTGAAGACCCACTGCCGCCGATGCCTGGTCGTGCTGAAGGCCTCCCGCCTGAAGATAGCCGAGTCCATTACTTTGGCGCAACCAATATGCCGCACCCTGATGACCCTCAGTCAGACCGGAAAGTGGCTATTGATTTTCGCAAATACGATAACGGCATCATCACTTTCCAAATCGTTGGCCCTGTTGAGCAAGTAGCCGTTGGTGAACGACTCAATAAATATGGACAACGTGTGCCTGAGAAATACAGCTGGATTGATCCTCGTACCCCCGAGACTATTTGCCGCCGAGCAGATGGTTCGTTTACAGAAAAGGGTCGTGGTCTGTACACTTACTGTATTGGCGAAAAAGGTGCTGGCATCTGGAGTCTGATTGACCGAGAGATTGTCAGTATCTCCCAAAAGAACATCGCTAACCCCTGGGCGTGATGGAAGACCTGTCGGTTGTCTTTCGGGATAAGCTGTCAGGCCAAGCAGAGATATGCGCTAGAAAAACTCTAGAGTGGTTGCAGAAAGACCTTCAGCAACACGGCAAACTAGAACCAGAAAGTGTGTATTACTTGGCCTGTGCAGCAGAAATCCTTTTGTCTTTAAGAGACAAATATGGCAAAAAGTGAAGCCAGTGATTACATTCAGCCTATCTATAAACAGAGGGCTACTAAATATCTAGTGCATCTTTCTGGCGGCAAGAAAACAGTTGAAAAGTTAGACAACGATCAACTGAAGAAAATGCAAGTCGCAAGAGACAAGATTGCACATGATATGCAATTCAACGCTCTTAAATGGTTTCGACCGTTTCCCTATCAACGCAAATTCTTTAAGACTGGCAAAAACTATGCTCGTCGAGGAATGATTGCGGCTAACCGTTCTGGCAAAACAATCGCTTCTACATACGAGACTGCCTATCATTTGACTGGTAGGTATCCTGATGATTGGGATGGCAAAACCTGGGACCACCCAATTATTGCCATGTGTACCGGCGAATCATGGGAACAGGTAGCTAAAACTCTACAGTCAAAATTGCTTGGTTGCGACGATATCAAGCAACTGTATAAGTTGGGAACAGGTTCTATTCCAAGGGAGTGTATTGATGAAAAGTCTATCCGTTCGGACGGAGCAAACGTGCTGGCTATTGAGATCTGGCACAAAACTGGTGGAAAATCGAAACTCTACTTCTCTAACTACACACAACAAACCCGACACCTCCAAGGTTTCGAACTCGACCTCGTCGTGCTGGACGAACAGCCCCCCGACGAAACATTCTCAGAACTTGTTGTACGAACCGCAGCAAGGGAAGGTCAAGTTATATGTTCATTTACTCCACTCAAAGGTCTATCAGGCTTAGTTAGAAAGTTCTGGGATCAAGTAGACGGATACTCTCATGTTCGAGTAACATGGGATGACATTCCGTACAAGAATGAATGGGGAGAAGACTTTTTCTCTCAAAAAGAACGAGATCAACTTTCTCGAGACTTTATGCCTTGGGAACGAGAATGCCGCATGAAAGGCATTCCCCTTGTCGGCAAAGGTGTTGTTTTTCCGCTACTTGAGTGGCCAACATATAAAGCTAATGAATTAGACTTACAAGATGATCCAAAACTAGAACGTCTGATTAGCTTTGACTTGGGTATCAAAAACGACCCAACCGTTATTTCGTTCTTTTTCCGCGATCCAAGCACCGAAATCATCTATTTGCACCGGCAGATCAAGATTGCCTCTGGTGAAACCCCGGATGAATATGTGCATTATTTGTTGGACAGAGAAAGCAGAGACGTTCCCATTGCACTCCCACATGATGCGGCTACTGCTGGTCGATATACGCTGACAGAACAGTCCGTCCGCGAAGTCTTTGAAGACAAATATGGGTTGAACTGTATTCCTGGTGCTATTTTGAACCCGCCAAACGAGCAGGGTAAAGTCACCAACCATAAATCGTATGGAATAAATATAATGCGCTTGGGGATGGAGCGTAAAACCTTTATGATTAACGAATCATGTAAGGAATTCCTTGACGAGGCCAGAAACTATGCCATTGATGATTCTGGAAGATTTTCTGATCCTGACGATCACATTGATTCTGCGAGGATTGGCATTTTGGCGTTAATTCAAGGACACGGCGAAACAATTGTTAGTCGTGCAAACAACTTTGCAAACAAGAGAATTCCCGTTCTTGAAGGCAAAGTACAACGAATGTAAGGCCTAATATGTTGGATAAACAAAATGTCGTGGTTGAAAACCTTGCCAGTGGTGAGGGCCATCGCAGTTTGGCAGAGCGACTAGGCCATGAAGTCTATGTAAAGATGGTTGATTACTTGCGACTAACTCAGTCCAAGAACACCTACAACCGTTTTACTGACTACCATTACCTCAACATTCCCGTTGCTAACAGTACCGAACCTATTCGTGGTTTGGACTATATCCAACCTATTGTTTCTACTGGCATTGATTACGTTACTGCCGTAATTACCAAGTGTCTGTTGCCTAACGGACGAATCAATTTTGAGTTTGAGCGTTTCTCTGAAGCTGATGATGCACAAGCGCGTCAAGCCACTGAAATGGTCAAATATATGCTTAACAGCAAGAACGACCCATATCAGTTTGTGCGTGGTTGGGTGCAAGATGGTCTGCTTCACAAAAACGGTATTGTCATGGTTTCTCCTCTGCGAGAGCCCATTACTCAATACAAAGAAGTAGAAGGAACGCGAGATCAACTGCGCTCATTTGAGATTTTGGCGGCAGAAAAAGGCTTAACTGCCAAACGTCAAAATATGCGCCGTATTGATGTTGATCTAGAAGGTGCAATTACTGAGACTTTGCAATCTGGCGAAGGTGAAGAAGCGCTAGAAGAAGCTTTGAAAGCCAGTACTGTTTATCGCGCCAAATACAAACTGACTGGTTATTCAACGACTATTCGTTTGCGCCATGTTGCTCAACACTACTTTGTGTGCAACCCCACAATACCGCGCATTCAAGATCAGGATTTTTGTGGCTTCTATGATCCAATGACGATCCATGAAGCAAAAGCACAATATCCCTACATCGACATGGAAAAGTTCGCTGACCATGCAGCATACGGCCCAGCTGGTGCTTATCAGGCTGGCGCTCTGGAAAACGATTTGGCTCTCCATGCGCGAGACTCAACTCCCGTTCCAGGCCAAGGCGTTATTGCGTCTCAAGGCGCTGACCGCTACAGCCGTGTGGTCATGCTTACGACCGCTTGGCTACGCAAAGACATTGATAATGATGGCGAAGAAGAGATCGTAGAAGTCTGTTTCTCAGGTTCCTACATCCTGTACGTCAAAGAAGTTGAGTTCATTCCGCTGGCAGGAATTTGCCCCAAACCTATTGTTGGCAACTTCTTTGGTTACTCTTTGGGAGAGCGCCTAGTTCCGATTCAGGAATACGCCACCTCCATGCGCCGCGCAGAGCAATCCTTTGCAATGCAAGCGTCTACTCCTCGTATTGGGGTAAACCCTGAGTTTATGGATGCTGAAGAAATTCAGCGCGGTGTATCTGCCATGTTTGTTTTGGATCGCAAGTTTGATCCAGGCAAGCACGTTTTTGAATTTGCACCTTTGCAAGGCAATATTGCATATATCCAAGACTCTATGGAGCGCTTGGAGTCTGACCGTATGGCAATGGTTGGGATGTCCAACCCTTCAGATACATTTAACCCAGAGGTTATGAAAGATGGCAATAGTGGCTACAAGCTGCAACTTGCTATGGGCCCGAATCAACTGGTTCAAGATGACACAGTTAAAAACTGTGCAATTGGCCTTTCTGACCTAATTTATATTACTTGGAAGACATTGGTTCAATATGCTGATGACTACAACATTCAGCAATTGGCAAATACTTGCGGCAAAGGTATGCCATTTATGGATGCCGAGTCGGTTAAAAACTTTGAATTTATTGACCGCAAGTTAATCAGTGTTGATTTGGCTCTTGGATTTTTGTCTGAAGAGAATCGTTTGACGCGCCAGCAATTGATTTTGCAAACCCAAGTTCAATTTGGGCAAGCAATGATGCAAGTGCCGCCAGAAGTGCCTGAATTGTTTGCCAAGATTCGCCGTCCTTACGAAGACACGTTGCGTGTTTTGGGAGTTAAGGACGTTGACGCATATTTGCCAACATTTGAGGAAGCGGCTAAGATGGTTCAGGCTCAAGCGCAAAAAGGCCCTGGTGCGCAAGAGCAGGAAATTCAATCTAAAGTTGAATTGAATAAAGCCAAAACCCAAGAAACGGCAGCAAATACTGTGTTGCTGGGTAAAAAAGCTGAAGATATTGATATGGACAATATGTTTGAAGCGATGGCTGCTAAACGTGGAAAGTTGAGCGCCGTCCAAGTTGATTAAGGATAGTTATGTATAGCATGGTAAAGAATATTCGTGATTACTTTAATCGCAGATCAAATGCGCGAGATGCGGAGAAAGGGGCAAGTACAGAACGTCGGGTTCTGGCAATCGAGAATGGGGAATGTGCTTCACGCCTATTAAGGAATGAAGACTTTGCATTGATGTTCAACCTATATAGGTTTGACCTCTTGAGCGCGTTAGAAGAATCTAATGATGACTCAAAAAGAATTAGCAACGCATATATGGTTGCTGGGGTCCGAGACTTTCTTACCTTTGTCGAAAAGATGGAATATCTCGGGAAAGTGGCTCAAAAAAGAGCTGAAACTTAACCAAGTGAGATAAGATATGAATACTGACGTTATCGCTAACCCGACCGTCACAGAGCAAACTGGAGAGAACCCGGTAGATCAAATCGCTGCCATGATTGCCGCTAACAAGCGTAACAGTCAACAGCCTGATGGGTCTAGCCCACCTCCAGCCGGACAAGAAGAGGCGAAAGCCAAATCCCCGGAGGCGGCTCCTACTGAAGGTGCTGAACCTGAAAATGTTAATGGTGAGACTGAAGAAACTGTAAATGAAGAGGAAGCCGAGGAACCCGCCGCTGGCGATAGTGATCCGGTTAATTTCTTTGAGTTTGCGGAGCAAAACCCGGATTTCAAATTCCGTATTCCTAATAAAAACGCCGAGGGTGGTTTTGTTGAGGTAACGGCAAAGAAAGCCGCAACGCTTCTTGGTCAAACTAGCGACATTGATGAAAATGCTCGGAAACTGAAGCTAGAAAAAGCTGATTTTGAAGAGGAAGTACAGAAACGACGAAATGAAATTGATGGTTTGCAAATTGGTCTAGAGTTGACCATTGTTCCTCAGTTGCAGTCTGCTGCTGATGAACTAGTTACTCTTCAGCAATATAACCAGCAATGGACGCAAATCAGAGATCGGGCAACTACTGAAGTTGAAAGAAGCGAAGCTGAAGCGGCTATCCGACAGAACGCTCTTTTAATTGAAGAGAAGTCTAGATTCATTCAGTCGAATCGTCCAAAGGTTGAACAGTTCTATCAAGCCCGGACTGCTTTTGTCCAACAAGAGCTAGAAAAGGCCCGTCAGAGTTTCTCTGACAAAGAATTGAGCAATAAGGCGGCTTTTACGGAACTCCGTGATAAGTTGTCTAAAGAGTGGAAGGCTGCAAACGGTACGTTTATCCCTGGTGTGCCAAACATTGATTTGGTTAGCAGTGATGAATACCTTCTAGGTTTGATCCGAGATGGTATGAAGTTCCGCGAAGGCCCTAAAGTGCGAAATGCTGGTGGTTCATTGGCTGCGGCTAGTAAACCGACTGCAAAAAGCAAAACCTCTCCTGAAGACGAAGTAACTTCTTTGAAGAAAAAAGCAGATTCTGGTGACAAGAATGCCCAGCGTGATTTTTTAGCAACTTTGTTGTCGGCAAACAAACGTCGACGATAACCTTAGGAGTTTTTAAATGTCCACGATCACCTCTACCTCTCTCGGTAACGGTAATGGCGCATACGCCACCGATATCGTTGTCAAAGACCTTGACATGACCGTCTCTAACTATGTGAAGGACCGCACCCCGGTCACGAACATGGCTATGAGCAAAAAGCGCAAGATCAACTCGACCTTGCACATTTGGCCGAACGACTACTTCCGCACCCCCAGCCTGAACGCCAAGCTGGAAGGCGCTTCTGTAGACGCCACGACCGCTGCTTCCAACACCCGTTCGAACCTGGGCAACTACACCCAGATTTTCACGACCGTGATTGGCGCAACCGGTACGGCTCGTGCGGTTGAACAGGCTGGTGGCGATCCCCAAGCCTACCAAGAAGTCAAGCAGCTGACCGAAATCATGTTTGACGTCGAACTGCAACTGGTTCGTGCTGACGGTGCTTCTATCAAGTACTCTGGTCAAGCCGCCACGCAAGGTTCGTCGCCCAACAACGGTCGCCGTTTTGGTTCGCTGTATGCTTTCGCTGGCACTCGTTCTGGCAACCCCACCTCGGGCACTGCCGTTCTGAACCTGGCTGCTTCCGACAGCAACGACACGACCAGCACCACCAGCACCAACACCCCGTTCAACGGTGCGTTGTCTAACGCTGGCTTGGGCTACTTCTCGTTCTCGACCGGTCAGACCCTGCAACAGTTCAGCCCGTACCTGTACAAGCAGTTGGTCACCACCGCTGAACAGCGTTTCAATGCGAAGATCACCAACATGGTGGTTCCGACCTCGATGCGCACCCACATCAGCGACATGATGCCGACGAGCCGTTCTATCAACCGTTTTAACCCGGCTGACAAGGGCGACACGATCAGCACCTACGAAGGTGACTTCAACTACACCTACCAGATCGACGACTGCTGGATCATGGACCAGACCGGTGCTGACAACACCTCCGTTCTGTTCATGAACCCTGACGTCATTCAGTGGGGTTCGTTGCGCGAACTGGGCCCGAACAACGAGGTGTACAGCAACGCTGACGCATCGTTGGACCAGTACATCCTCGAAGGAACTCTGATCGTACGCAACCCGGCAGGCGTTGCAGTATTGGCAGGTGTTTCGTCTACGGGAGCCGCAGTAACTGGTCCTCGTCCGTCTGCGCAAGTTGCTCGTTATTTGACTTAATTGGCTTAATTGCCTTTCTGAAGGGGCTCCGAAAGGGGCTCCTTTGTAAAGGAGTAGAGTCGTATGGGATTGAATGCAAACAACGAAGAAGCCGTCATCAACGAGGAATACTATTCAAAAGGTATTCTAGAAGCTGGTGTGGACGGGGTTTTCCGTCAAAACGACAAACTCTTCAATGAAGTTAAATCCGGTACTTGGTCACAGACCTTTGATACTGGAAACATGAAATATAAAGTTGGCGCTCAAGATGGGGAGCGTTATGTCCAATATGAGCAAAAAAACGTAGAAGCCATTCGTCAAGAATGTAAAAACCTACGAGAGTTTTATAAAGAACATGGGACAGATAATCCTTTCTTTCCCAATACTGCTCATATGATGAATCTTCCTAAATGTTTTGCTAGGGAAATTGAATCCAAGTGGTTTAATAATCGTCCTTGGGAACTCATTAAACGAGACAAAGAAGACAAGATTAAGTTTTACGCTATTGTTAATCAGTTCTATTCTGATTTTGTTTGCCACCCTAGCGGAAAAATCCCAATTCCCTATAATCCTCTAATAGCCACCAAGTAAGGATGAGTTATGGCTCTATTTATTCAATCCGCTAACGTCCTTGTTAGTCGTGTTGCTCAATGGGTAGGAGCCATTCCATTCAGCACTGAGATCAACGCAACTGCTTTCAACAGCACGACCGGCGTTATCACCACTTCTGCAAATCCTACTTCAGTTATTTCTGTTGGCGACTTTATCGGACCTTCTGCAATTAACACTTTTGCAGTAGTTATTGCTGTTTCAAGCACCACAATTACTGTAGATGATCCTGATGGTATGTGGGGTTCGTGGACCTTGCCAACTGCCATTTTGAAGTTGCCAACGCAGTCTTCTATTGAGATTCAGTCGTGTATTCAGTTTGCCGAACTGAAAATGAGAACGATTGAACTACCGGCATTGCGCACAAATCCTTATGGCGATGCCCCGACATTCTTGGTGACGAATTCACAGGGGTTGGCTCCGATTCCTGCGGACATGAATTCGCCTATTCTCTTTTTCCAAGAGACGCCAAACAGTTCTGTGCCGCCAGGTTCCAACGCTGCATCAATGGGTCCTTGGATTATTTACGACCGGGTTGGAGATCGAGAGATTATTCGTCGCAGGATGATTGACCAACTTTACGTCAAACCTTTTGGCGTTCCTCGAGTTATTCGAGCATCATTCTCTGAAGTTGGTCCCAACTATGTGTTTACGCCTAATCCCGGTGAAGGCGTAACGATCAAAGCATATTACTTGCGCACTTTCCCGTTTTTGTTTAGCCCAACTGGCGACCCTCTGGTTCCGTTGGTTCAAAACAATGCTGCTTTGTCTTCATTTCCTGAAGGTTACTTCTACGGTACTTTGTATGCTTATTACGACAAAAATAAGAATACAGATGAAGCACAAAAATGGTTGGCTAGATTTGATGACGCTTATGGCGTGATTGAAGACCAGAATTATCGTGGCAAGTGGCGTGGTGGCGACCAACACTTGGTTAGTGAATTTCAGCCGCGAGAGTATCGCTACAGCTTCAAATAAGGAACAGCAATGGCTACAGGTGGACTTTATGGAAGTTCTCCAAACGGTACGCAAGTTGCTGCTCCTGGCGCAGAAACTTCTGGTCTGTATGGAAACCCATCGACCGTTGGCGGCACTTACTTTGAATACCTGATTTTCATTGAGTCTGCCACAGCACCAAGCACTCCTACAGGTGGTTCTTGGAACTTTGCGACAAATGCTGGAACGCCGCCATCTGGTTGGTCAAACAGTCCTTCTACCAACCCAACAACTGCAACATGGATGTCTATTGCGGTTGTCAACAGTCGTAATCCTGCTTCTTTAGTTTGGTCCACGCCTGGTCCTATTTATCGGCAAGGTCCGACAGGTCCCACAGGTATTCAAGGGCCAACCGGACCCACCGGACCCACAGGCGCACAAGGCAACTCAATTACCGGACCTACTGGCATTCAGGGACCTACTGGACCTACCGGCGCACAAGGAAACTCCATCACAGGTCCTACGGGCGCACAAGGCGTTGTTGGTCCTACGGGTCCCACAGGTCCTACGGGCGCTCAATCTACTGTTGCAGGGCCTACAGGACCTACAGGTGCGTCTATTACTGGTCCTACGGGTGCTACAGGCCCGACAGGTCCTAGTGGCGACCGATTTAAAACCACGAGTACAACCACGCTTTCAATTGGTACAGGGACTAAAACCCTGACGATAGGGACAAGCCTTGCATATAGTTTTGGTGAAGACGTTTTGTTGTTTAACAACTCGTCAAACTATATGTATGCAACGGTTACCTCTTACGATGCGGTTTCTGGCGTACTAATCTGCGAGGTTTATAGAGCTGTTGGTTCTGGAACCTACGCTTCTTGGACGGTTAATCTATCCGGTGCTATTGGCGCTACGGGACCAACAGGGCCTACGGGCAGTCAAGGTATCCAAGGCCCGACAGGCCCAACAGGTGCGGACTCTACAGTAGCTGGACCAACAGGTCCTACGGGCCCTACAGGAGCTGATAGCGTTGTTCCTGGACCTACAGGTCCAACCGGTCCTACAGGGGCTCCATCCACTGTTGTCGGTCCAACCGGACCTACTGGACCTACCGGTGCTGCTTCGACTGTTGCAGGGCCTACGGGTCCAACTGGTCCCACAGGTCCTACAGGTGCTGGAGTTGCTGCTGGCGGTACTGCTGGTCAAATCTTGTCCAAGATTAACGGGACGGATTACAACACACAATGGATTGATAACTACGCAACCCAAGTCAAGTTGTTTGTTAAAAATGCAACCGGCTCGACTATCAATAAAGGTGCTGTTGTTTATATTTCCGGGGCAACTGGTGCAAATGCTTTGATTAGTTTAGCCCAAGCTAATAGTGAATCTGCATCTGCAACTACTATAGGTTTTCTTGAATCAACATTAACGACTGGTTCTATTGGTCTGGTTATTACAGAAGGTGTTATTTCTGGAATTGATACATCTGCTGCGGCAGAAGGCGATCCAGTTTGGCTTTCCCCGACAACTGCTGGTGGTGTTGTTTATGGCGTTGCAAATAAGCCTGTTGCTCCTAATCATGAGGTTTATTTAGGTGTTGTGACTAGATCAAGTGCGACTGTTGGCGAAATACAGATTAGTATTAACAACGGCTGGGAATTGAACGAACTTCATAATGTTTTGATTACAAGTCCAACGACAGGTCAAGGCTTGATTTATGACGCAACAAATAGTCTTTGGAAGAACAAAGATATTGCTGGAGGAACATTCTGATGACAACCTCTGGTTTTTACGGTGGTGTAGCAGAAACTGCTGGTCTTTACGGAAATAATCCATCTTATGGAGGATCGTATTTTGAGTGGTACATCTTCCAAGTCTCAAGTTCCCAACCAGCAACTCCAACAGGAGGATCGTGGAGTTTCACCACCAACAGTGGAACCCCGCCAACAGGCTGGACGGTTAATCCACCGACTTCACCAACAAACATTGTCTGGGTATCTATCGCGCTTGTTAACTCAAAAACTCCCGCGACATTAACTTGGTCAACGCCTGGTCAGTTTGCTTATTCAAGTGGCGCAGGGTTGCCTATTTTGATTGGTGCTGTTGCTCCCGGTCCTAGTGATGGTTCTGATAACCAGTTGTATTTTCAAACCAATACAACTCCACAAACTATGTGGTTAAAAGAATCTGGCACTTGGGTTCAGCAAACAGGTAACATCTATTTGACAGTTGCTGGCGGCGTCAGCGGCGGGACTTTCTGAAGGAAAAATCATGGCTCAGACCGGATATGTACCAATTTCTTTGTATTACAGCACTACTGCTGCTACTGCGCCAACTGCCGCTAATTTAGTTAGCGGTGAACTTGCCATTAACATTACTGATGGCATTTTGTTTTACAAAGACAATGCTGGTGTTGTCCAAACATTGGCAACAAAAGCAGCCACCTCTGGTTCTTATACAAGCATTACATTAACTGGCGGCACAGCAAACGGTGTCCCGTATCTCAACGCCAGCAAGGTTCTGACTACTGGGTCTGCGCTGACGTTTGATGGGACAAATTTTGCCGTAGGTAGCGCGTCTGCTATTGGTGGCGGAGTTGTTTCAGCGCAAGGCGACTTGGCTGCTGTCAATGGCTATGTGTTTAAAAACTCAGCCGCCAATTATGGGAATACGAACAACTTTATTCGGTTGGTGAACTCTGCAAATGCGACCGTTGGCGGCATTACTCACACTGCCGTTACAAGTCTTGGTATTTGGGGCAACACCGAAACCGTTTTTTTACTTGGATCAACTGGTGCAACAGAAGGCATGCGCCTGACCTCTACAGGTCTGGGGATTGGGACGAGTTCTCCTGCTGCAAAGCTAGATGTGAATGGCGTCATTTTGATGCCAAACAACGTCGCATTCAAGTTTAAAGATAGTGGCGGTACGGCACGTAACACTTTCTATCTGGATGCGTCAAACAACCTTCAGATTCAGAATAACGTAAATAACGGAAATGTAGCTCAGACGTTGTATGGTACTGGTGTTTATCTTTGGAGCAACAGCAGCACAGAATTGATGCGCCTGAACTCCAGCGGTAACCTGGGTATTGGTACGAGTTCTCCTGGGGCAAGACTAGACGCATACACTGCAACGACCGGTGTTGGAGGATGGAGTTATAACGGTCAATTTACTGCGCCAAATTACCCGCTGTTTAGACTGGGTGCTACAACTCCGAACAAATACTCCTCAATCGGAAACAACGCAGACGGTGGCTTTACATTCATCGTGAACGGTTCGTCTAGTGCGATTGGCACTGAGGCAATGTATCTAACTGCTGCCGGCAACCTCGGCCTAGGAGTTACTCCAAGTGCTTGGGTAAGCTCCGTAAAAGCGTTTGATGTTGGAAGTGCGGCAGCATCGTATTACAGCGGTGGGGTCACCCATAACGCATATTTTGACGCGACCGATTCTCGCTGGGAGTACAAAGGAACAGGCCCAGCAACTTTCTACAACGTCCAAGGCGGGACTCATGCTTGGTCAATCGCAGCCTCCGGAACAGCAGGAAACGCCATCACGTTCACCCAAGCAATGACGCTGGATACGAGTGGGAACCTTGGAATTGGGACGACTTCGCCGGGTGCAAAGCTGGATATTCAAGGGACGGTATCTGCTGGTGGCTCGCTAGGGCTTCGCGTTCTGGATACGACCAACAGCCTTGCCGCGCAGCTTTTCCGCACTGGTTCTACCTATAGCTATGCTGGTGTCGGCGCTCTTGAAACGTGGCTTTATTCCCAAGGTACAAGCAATCTTTCGCTCGGCCCTGATGGCGCAGGTGCAGTCAAAATTGTCACCAACGGCTTTGAACGTGCCCGTATTGACTCCTCTGGTAACTTGTTGGTGGGGAAAACATCGTCTTCTGCAAACGGAGATGGGGCGCAGCTTTTCCCTTCTGGAACTATTGGTCTTGGTCATACATCTGGAACAGTAACAGCAACTGCGTATGCTGCTTTTGGGTATGCAGGGGGAGGTATTGGTTCCATCACTCAAAACGGAACTACAGCAGTCGCCTACAACACCACTTCCGACTATCGCCTGAAAGACAATCAAGCTCCTCTGACTGGCTCTGGTGAGTTTATTGACGCATTGCAACCCAAGACTTGGAACTGGAAACAAGACGGGTCCAAGGGTGTTGGCTTCATTGCTCACGAGGTTCAGGCAGTCAGCCCTAACTCTGTGGTTGGTGAAAAAGACGCTGTTGATGAAGACGGTAAGCCTAGGTATCAAGCAATGGAGTATGGTTCTGCTGAGTTCATTGCAAACATCATTGCAGAACTTCAAAGTCTGCGTAAACGAGTAGCTCAACTGGAAGGAAAGTAATCATGGAAATCACTTGGAAAGTAACTCAATGCGACCGTTTGACCTCTGACGGTTTCATCACCACTGCTCACTGGACTGCTTCTGCGGTTGATGGTGAATATTCTGCAAGCATTTATAGCACCTGCTCATGGGCTCCTGGCACTCCTAGCATTCCTTATGTTCAGGTTACCGAGCAAGAAGTCCTTAACTGGTGCTGGTCTAGTGGTGTTGATAAAGACGCTACTGAAGCTGCTTTGGCTGAAAACATTGCCCTACAAAAGAATCCTGTTGTAGAAACGGGTGTTCCTTGGGCATAATAGAGTTTCCGTTAACTTTTAAGGAATAGCAATGAAAGAAGTATCGTTGAATTTGTTGGTTGGTGAAGTCATGGATATTGTTCGAGTTCTCGAGCAACTTCCTACTGGATCAAATGCTTGGCCTTTGGTTCAAAAAATCCAACAACAACTCAAAGAGCAATTGCCCGAGGTTCCTGCGGAAGCGCAATGAAGATAGCGGTTTACGCTATTTCAAAAAATGAGGAACAGTTTGTAAAGCGATTCTGCGAGTCTGCCAAACAAGCTGACCTCATTTTGATTGCCGATACTGGCTCTACCGATAACACGGTGGAGTTGGCTAAGGAATGTGGCGCTACTGTTTACAGCATTAGCGTCCGTCCTTGGCGGTTCGATAAAGCCCGAGATACGGCTTTAAACCTTATTCCTGGGGATTTTGATGTCTGCATATCCCTAGATTTGGATGAGGTCTTAGAGCCCGGTTGGAGGGAAGAAATCGAGCGCGTGTGGACTGCTGACACCACTAGATTGAGATACAAGTTTGATTGGGGATGCGGTATATCTTTTTACTACGAAAAGATACATCGTAGAGATGGCTACTTTTGGAAACACCCTGTCCATGAGTGGCCTAAACCCGATCCTAGAACAACAGAAGTGTGGGCGCATACTGACAAACTTCTAGTCAGTCATCATCCTGATTCGAGTAAATCTCGTGGTCAGTATATGCACCTGTTAGAGGTGGCGACAACAGAAGACCCTGTTTGCCCTAGGAATGCGTTTTACTTTGCAAGGGAATTGACATTTCATTATCGCTGGGCAGAAGCAATTGATGCATTGAAGCGATATTTGGACTTGCCGAGTGCTACTTGGGAGACTGAGCGGTGTTATGCCATGCGTCTTTTGGGTAAAGCCCACGAGGAAATAGGCGATTGGCATCAGGGATTGAAGTGGTATAGGTTGGCGGTGGCTGAATGTTCTTGGACTAGGGAGCCTTGGGTAGATTTATCTATGGCGACTTACAGGCGTGAACTGTGGTCAGAGAGTTATGCAGCTGCTTTATCGGCACTGGCAATTACTGATAAACAGGCTGTATATACGATGGACCCAGAAGTATGGACTGAAAAACCATACGATCTAGCGTCTATAGCGGCGTGGAGACTTGGTTTAAAAGAACAGGCTATCGAATTTTGCAAGAAAGCCCTAGAATTTAAACCAAATGACACTCGTCTGTTATCTAACCTTGAGCAGATGTTGATATGAGCCAATATACCCCGCTGCGGACTCCATTCGTAAACATGAGTTTTACTCCAGATGTGCCGAGTAATGCTCTTGGACCGAATGAATATAACTCTGGGCGCAATGTAGAAGCAGATGTGCGGGGTATTAAAAAGGTTTCTGGTGAACAAGAAATTCTGACTGCCATTCCTGGCAATCCTATATTTGTTGAATCAGGATTTAGATCAGAAACCAGTTTTGTTTATATTGTCGCTACCAGAGAAGGCAAGTGGTACATGATTACTACTGCCGGTATCACCAACATCACGCCTGGTTACGGTTCTAATCCTAATGTGGCGCTTTCTGGTTATTCTGACGATACAAATATTACTTCTGCACTAGTTGGCGGGGTTTTCTTTTTCAATGATGGATTAAGAAACCCAATGTATTTTTTGCCAACAGGAACAGAAATGGTCATTACGGCAAATGCTGAATGGAACTATGAAACTGGAGTAACGTCTACTACAGCAGGGTTTGTCAGAAACTACTGTTCGCCAAACGTAGGCAATATTTTGATTGCTGGAAATCTGACAAAAGTTATTTCCGGTACGTCATATAACTATCCGACCACTGTTCGCTGGTCACAAGCATTTGCTCAAACAGGCATTCCTGCCACTTGGGAGCCGACATTAAGTAACGTGGCTAACGAACAAGAAGTTCCTGTTCGAGGACCGTTGATTGATGGTTTCTTTTTGGGAGCAAACTTCTATGTTTGTTCTTATTGGGACACAGTAGTTTTTTCTCCTATTGCTTATCAAAACACCACAACCCCAGTGTTTGGCGTTCGACTTTTCAACCAAGGTCGTGGACTAATCAACAATAACTGTTGGTCAAATGCTGATGTCAATGTCTACGGTGTTGATAGTCGAGACATTTGGGTGTTTGATGGTTCTAACTTTTCACCTCTTGGCAACCAAAAAGTTCGTGATTACTTTTATGCCAATCTGAGCCCTACATATTCAGACCGTGTGTTTATGGTCAACAACACACAAAAGAATCAGATTGAGATTTACTATCCTGATCTGACGTCTACTGGATGGTGCAACAAGATGCTTTCTTGGCGTTATGACCTCCAAGTATGGAATCCTCCTCGAGATGTCCAAAATGCTTGTAATGCCACAGAAGCTCCTAAAGCAACATACAACGGTACAACTTGGTCTTTTAAATACGCATCTCGTACTGTGACGTATGCTCGAGGTGGTGTTAGCAGCCAAAAGCTGATGCAAACAGGTGTAGGCAACTCGTTTAATGGTTCTGCTATTCCGTGTTTGTTTGAGCGTAACAACATCGTTTTTCAGACTGCTGAAGGACCTGTTCCATTCTCTTCAAAGGTCTACGCTCATAGATTGTTGCCTGAAGTATCTGGCACTGGAAAGATAAACATTACTGTTGGTTCTGCAAACTCTACGGCACAGACTCCTGTTTATGGACAAACAGGGATTGTCAGCATCGTCACCGATACGCCGTGGGTTACTACTCAACAGAATAATGGTCGAACAGAATCTGTAAAAGTAGAGTCTAATGATGCTACAGACACATGGAATCTGACTGCTTTGAACTGGCAAGCAATTGTTGTTGAGGATGCCTTCTAATGCCATTCGCACTTGATGGAAACCCAACTCAATCAGAAGTGGTTGAGGCAGTAAACTATTTGCTTGGAAACTTTCCTGTAGCTAATGTTATTGACATTGATACGGGACAAGTAGTTTCTCCTGGCGGCAACATCTCTGGCTATGTATATAAGTACATGGCTATCAAATATGCTGACAGTTATGATGGTGTCACCAACTTCAGCAACAGCCCCACAAACCGTCAATATTATGGTTTGAGGAATTCGAATGATGCCACCGAATCATCAAACCCTGCTGACTACGTTTGGTATAAAGCTGCTGGTGGGTTTGGAGTAACCAAGTTTCTTTGGTACATATCTACTGGTGGCAGACAGATTCAATTAGCAGTTTCTGTATCTGCTCCTGATACTGCTTGGCTTGTCGATCCGGGTAACGCTATTGATCTTGATATTGTTACTTCCTCGACAACTCCAGTCATTGCTGAATCGTTTGTTCCATATTTTGCGCCTTCAACATTGCAGGTTCCAAGAACTGGCAACCCTTTGACGCCTACGTTTACGGGTGTTGTTGCTAGCCTTTATGCAACGAATGCTGGTGTCACTGTACCGTTTACAGACGCGCAAACAGATACTGCTGTTAGCTTTGTCAACAACAGCTGGAGGATTGGTAACTCCTCCACGACCGGTAATGCAGATATTTCTTACACCAATATAACTGTAGGCAATCCTACGGACGGTGGAGATTATGCTGTTTGGCCGGCTCCTACTGCTATGGCGTCTAGTCCAGCATATATTACTGTTCCTGTGCGATATAAAAACAGCACTGGAGTTGTAAGCCAAGCTGGTGTTGCAACCATTCAGTATTTGTATTCTGATCCTGGCGCTGCTGGTTTAAATTCACCTTACATTGATATTTCTGGGTTTACAGGATTTTCTGTTAACTCTGGTGGTGCATACACGCCTACAACTGCTACTCTATCTGCTATTACCGCAGCAGTAACGTCCCCAACTTATTCTTGGGCAATTACAAACGCAACTCCTACAAGCTCAACCAATTCGACTGTCGTTGTTACTCCAAATGCTAATGTTACATCTGTCACCATTACGTTAACTGTAAGCGGCACGAATCTTGGTTCTCCATTAAGCAAAACCATTACTCTGCCAATTACATTTGATGGCACACCCGGTGCTGCTGGAGCTAATGGAGTTCAGTCTGCTTTCCCAAGTATTTACATTTGGACCGGTACTTCAGCTGTTCCAACAAGGCCCTCCACTACATCCATATACACATGGGCTACAGGCGATTATTCGGCTCCTACTTCATGGTCCACAACTTCTCCAAGCAACACTACGCCTGGCAATTACCTTTGGCAGATTACTATTCCTTTGAATGAATCTGCTACCGCAGTCACATCTACTTTGGATTGGACAAATACATCTTATCCAATTCGTTGTATTGCTTATAACGGAGCGAATGGCGCTAACGGAAACCCTGCTAGTGCTATGTTCTTGACTAGCGATGCGCAGACGTTTACATATAACTCTGCTGGCAATGCTGACCCAACATCGCAAACTATTACGTTTACTGCCAATCCACAAAACTTGGCTGGAACGACCGTATTCACTGCAACAAACTACGACTCTAGCAACAGTCCTATTGGTTCGCCAACTCTTGGGGGGACAGGAAATACTAGAACTCTTGCCATTGCAGATTTTGGAGTTGCAGATCATTGCGTAGTTACTGCATCACTTTCTGGCTACTCAGACACCATAACTGTTGTTCGCTTACAAGATGGTTTGAACACGACAACTGGTTATCTGACAAATGAAGCAGTAACCGTCACGACTGATTCTTCTGGCGGCAGTGGTAATTACACAAACGCTGGTGGAACTTTCAAAGTCTATAACGGTACGACAGATGTCACGACATCTAGTGCGTTCAGCGCTTCTGCTTCTACTGGACTGACCTTGTCCATAAATGCAACAACTGGCGTTTATACAGTTACAGGCCTTACAACGCCTCAAGGTACTGCGACTTTGACGGCTGTATATGGTGGCGTAACTATCACCAAAGAGTATTCCATCTCCAAGTCATATGCAGGTGCTAACGGGGTTAATGGAACTCGTACTGCTATCTTGGATATGTATTTGTGGAGTGCGACAACTCCAACTGTATTCCCATCTGGAACTTCTACATATACTTGGGCAACAGGTCAATTCACTGCTCCTGCCACCCCTAATGGATGGAGTTTGACGCCTCCTGCTGCGGTGCTTGGGCAGACTCTTTATATCGCTAGAACGGTTTATGCCGATTCTGGAACAAGCGCCACATCCACGGTTACTTGGTCAGCCACAACAGCAACTTCTATCAGTGCATCTGGGCAAAACGGCACTCGTACAGCGTTTCTAGAAGTCTATCAATGGGCTGCGTCTACTCCAACCTTGTTCCCGTCTGGAACCTCTACATATACTTGGGCTGATGGAACCTTCACTGCTCCGTCAACGCCTAATTCTTGGTCTTTGACACCAGGCGCATCGACTGCCGGTTACAAGCTATATGCCTGTTCTGTAAAGTATTCAGATACCGACACAACGGCCACCTCAACCGTTACTTGGTCAACATCTACTGCTTATGTGGTGGGTTCTGCTGGAACTAACGGAACGGCAGGTGCTGCAACATTCTTGGTGACTAGAACGGCAAATGATAGTTCTGCTCCTACCAATGCTGAGGTTAATGCAGTAATTGGACGCGATCCTGTTGCCGGCGATATTGTTACCGTCAGTTACAACAATGCAAACAATGCAGTTGTTTATCGGTACACGACATCTTGGGTTACACAAGCAACCTATATTACCGGCTCACTTATTGTCGAAAACACTATTACCGCAAGTAAATTAAGTGTTTCTCAACTGTCGGCTATTACTGCTGACCTTGGGAATATTACTGCTGGCGATATAAAGGTTGGATCAAATCCGTTGACGCCGCCGCTTATTAGCGGAACCACAATGACGGGTACTGGTGCTCACATATATAACGATGGAAAAGTTGCGTTTGGTAATGCAACTACCAATATCGTATTTGATGGAAGTTCACTTTATTTGAATGGATTTCTAAATGCTGCTGTGGCATCCGCTTCTGCAACATCTATTGTCTCGGCAGTAACGCTACTTTCATTTAGTGTTTCAAAATTAAATCAAATTATTATTCAGTTATCTGGAGAAATTCAAAATTCTATTTTGAATCCAAATATAACTGTTGATAATATAACTAATCGAGTGCGTATTAGTATTTATGATTCTGGATTAACAACTGTTTATGCTTCTCAAATTGTACAAAGTCAATTAAAAGCATATATATCTATAATAGGATCGTCAACTACTACTTATGGCACAACTTATCCAATATCATTTTCTTTGCTGCCTACACTGGCAGCGGGAAATTATGCTGTTGTTGTTCAAAGTATTGACCAAAAGTTTTATAACACTGCAAGTGTTAATGCAACAACTTGGGCTTTAAAAACTAATACACTTTCATATAGCGTGTTTGCTTATGAATCAAAAGTTTGAGAGGTAATCATGGGATCATTTAACGCTTCTATTCAACAACCTCAAACCTCTGGCGGGACCGGTAAAGGTGCGGCTTCTGTAAACCGTGTTCGCAATACTGCTAATACAAACGTAGCGAATAATGCTTCTGCTGTTTTTGAGCCGCAATATTCAACTATGGCTGATGATTTTCGATCTACGCGAAATGAAAGCAATCAACCTAGTTTTGGAGAGGTGGTTGGTAAAGGAGCTAGTGGTCAAAAATTTACATATTCCCCAACCTCTGGACAGCCAACGGTAGGCGCTCCTAATCCATATACAAATACTGTAGGTCAGTGGGATAATGCAACCATTCAACAGCCAGCATCACGTTCTGGTGGAAAAGGAAAGGGGTAAATCATGGGCGGTGGTAAATCTTCTGGTGCGCAGACAACTACAGTTCAGTTAACCCCTGAACAACGAGAAACCCTTGCTATTCAAAACAAGGCACTCAAAGAAACCTTTCTTCCAGCTTACGAAAAAACGGTTGGTGGTGCAGGTGATGTTTATGGTCGTACTGCTGGTGCTTTGGAAAAGGCATCACAGACGGCTATGGACGTTTCTGGACGTACAGGTGCTCTTCAAGAAGCCGCAGGTGCTGGTGGTCTATTGACCGGCATGGCAGGTCTACAAAGCCTGTTTGATCCTAACTACGAAAAAGGCCAGGTTCAGGCTGCTCTACAGGCTGGTCGTGAGTCTGCTCGTGAATCTCAGGCAGGTCAGAATGCCATGTATGGTGGTGCTGGTGGCCTTGGTTCATCTCGTATGGCCTTGGCAGACAAGAACTTGTCTTCTTTGAATGCTCAACGCCAGGCGACTGCTGCTGCTGAAGCTCAAGCAAGGGTCCAAGCTAACAAAGCTGCTGCTGCTCAACAGTTGGGTACTATGGGGCAAAACCTGCTGACTAGTGCTCAAACTGCTGCTGGACAACGTTTGGGATTTGCACAAGCACCTCAAGACCTATATTCCAAATATGCATCTGTAGTGTTTGGTGTACCGCAAGGTCAGACTACTCCCAACTATGCTGGTACTCAGGGTACGTCTAGTTCTGGGCGCAGCAAAGGATTCGGTTTCTAAGGAATCATCATGGCTGATAAAAATCCTTTTGGTGGACTTGGCCTTGGCTATCTGGGGTCTGAGCGTCAATTCATAACTCCTTTGATTGATTCTGAGCAAAAGCGTCAAATCAAACGTGGTTTGTTAGGCGCTGGCTTTCAAGCTGTTGGCGCAGAGGATTTTTTTAATAAAGCATTTGGAGTTAAGCCACCAGCACAAACAAATGTGCCGCCTGAAACTTACATTCCTACAAAAGATTTTTCTACCGGAGCAAACTACGGATTTAACGCGCCTGGTCTAGGCATTAATCCAAATAAGATTAACGCAGGTCCTACATCTCAAGTTGAACAACCTGTTCGAAGTGTTGATGATGAGGTGGATGAAGCATGGGGTAATAAGAAAACAAGTGAATTTACTCCTCGTAATCCATCTATGGACCAAATGCCACAACAGTTTGCACAAGGTCCAATAGCACCTCCAACATCGCAATATCCTGCATTGCCGCAAACAGGTGGCTTGTCTAAGATGCTAATGTCCTTTTTTGGATAAGGAATAATCATGCCTGAAGTTCTTCAACCTGTTGCGCCTCCTGTTGGACAGGCACTTCCTATTGCTCCTATCCCTCCAGATCAACCAACAGCATCTGGAATCCCTGTCATTCAGCCACAGACTGCTAGGTCTATTGATGACAAGTATGAGGAAGCGGCTAATTCTCGTGATCCTGCAAAGATGATGCAGGTTGCCAAAGAGGCTGGCAATACTCCTGCTGGCAAGGTTGCCATGGATGCGGCTAATGTGATGTACCGCACATCTAAAGAGTTTGATAACCTAGTTAATCCTATTGCCAAAGTTGGTGGCTTACAAACTCCTGAAGGCAGAACTAAATTTGCCGACACTTGGAAAACCATTAAAGACAATCCTCAAGTTGGCACTGCCATGCTTGAGTTTTTGCTTGGCAATCCAAATGCTAGATTGCTTGTTACTGGTGGTGTTGTTAAGCCACAAATTACATACGACGATGCTGGCAATCAACTTGAAGAGCATAAAAATGAATTGGGGCAACGAGTAAAAGTTATTGATGTTGCAACTCAACAAGAAGTAACTCCTGCTGAATACGAAAAACGTCGAGGTGGAATCACAAGCCTAAGTGATACTTTGTCTCGTAAAGCTCAGATTGGCGTTCAAGACGCAAACATTCAAGAATTTAATAAGCAACAAAAGTCTGCTGGTGCATGGGCGGCTGCTTCGGATATGCTCAATGAGTTAGGTTCTGAAAAGCAACGCATTATGGGTGAATTGCGCGGCTCAGACCTGAATGATGAACAACGTGAACTGATTGCTGGCGTTGGTAGCCGTCAAATTGGATTCACTCAAAGTGTTCAAGAAGGTCAAAATGCTTTCAATCAGTATGTAAGCAATCGCGGTCAAAACGTAGATCAGCAAGTCAAAAAGGCTGCTGAAGCACATTTGCAACGTATATTGCCTGGAGCAAAATTGGGAGCAGATGGCTCTGTTACAGACTCTAAAGGTAACACTCTTAGTTCTTCTGATTTGGAAAATTTGCAGAAAAGTTCCAGCAAGAGTTTGAACTACGAACAAAACTACAACCAAACTAAAGCTGATTTGGCATCTAGTATGGTTTATCAAAATCTGACTCTAAAGCAAAAACAAATGCTTGATCGAGTTCTTGATATTGATCGAATGATTGAAGGCAAGCGTTCTGAGTTGACAAGAGACTATGGTGGGGCTCCTGCATTCTTGGTTAATCCTTCTGCTTTTGGCATTACAGATCAATTTGCTCGGGGTGAAGTCCAAGGGATGATGAATCAATTCAATGCTGTTGCTGTCAAAGAGTATCAGTCTTGGAAAAATGATATGTTGGCTAACTATCCAAAAGGGCAAGTGCCAACTCCCGGCGAATTAGAAAATGCTTTCATGAAGACAGATATTTACAAAAATCTGAAGTCTGACTTTATGAAAAGGTCTAGGGAAGTATTGGCAAGACCAATCGTTACCTCACCTGAAAGAGGTAAACAGCAAGAAATGATAGTCAATGCTCCCGGCGGTTTATCTCCTAACATTGAAAAGAAAACTCTTCCTGAGTCTACTGGCGCTAGTCCAAAAGAACGTGGCAGAGCAGAAGAATCCCGCGCTAAATTGCGTGAAAAGTTCAGAATTAAAGACTAAGGAGTCATCATGGGATTTGATGCTGAAGGCTACCGCAAAGCCGCAAAAGCTGCTGGCATCTCTGATGAAGAGATTGAAAAAGATATATTGGAAGAGACAGGTGGCATCACTCCTGTTAACAAACTTCCTGCAAAAGAAGATGTTCAAATTGGTGGTCAATACGATTGGATGATTCCAGCGGCTGGAGCTGCTGGTATTGGTCTAGGTGCTACAGGTTTAGGACTAGCGTATAAATCCATCAAAGATCGTTTAATTAACAAGCCCTCTGAGATGACTCGTATTGAGCCATCTATGGATCAAAGTCGATATGCTGGTCCTGGGCGGGTAGAACCTACTTTTGAAGTTACGTCAACAGAAGGACCTCCCAAGTCTCCTTATTCAACCGCTGAACAAGAGATGTTGGCGCAAAGTGAGAAGAACCGTATTGACAAGCAAATAGAGGCAGCAACAAAAGCAGAACAGGGCAAAGTGCCTGGCTCTGTAAAACCTGCTACTCCTGCACCCGTTGTTGCCCCAGCAGCCCCTGTTACGGCGGCTCCTGCGTCTGTTGCTACTCCTGCTGTTCAACCTCCTGCATTGCCAGTTGCTCCTACGGTGGCTCAGGTAGCAGCAGAAACGGCCCCTCCTGTTGCTCCAACCGTTTCACAAATAGTCCAACAAGCCACTCCAGAGGCAGAAGGCAAAAACAAAGGTGGTCGGCCAAAAGGCGCTGTGTCTATGAAAGATACGCCTGAGACTTGGCAGAAGTTGACCAAAGAAGGAACAACTTTCCTTCCTGGCTATGGCCCTGGCGATAATAACTTATATAACACTTATGGCGCTGAAGGTCGTAAAGCAATTCTCGAGAAATATAACAACGGAAAGCCCATTGGTTCATATGAGAATTACCTCAAACTAAATGAGAAATTGAAAATTGGCGTTCCTTCAAGCGAGGTTCCTGCATTGATGGCAAGATTGCCTTCTGAAGAAGAAGCCGGTAATTTCAGCAAGCTAGGTAAAGCGGCAAAAATTGCTGGTGTTGGTGGTCTTTTGGTTAGTGCTGCTAACTTGGCTAATGCCAAGACTCGAGGTGAGCGCGGTATGGCTGGTGCTAATCTTTTAGAAGCGGTATTGCCACCTGGGGCCAACATTACTGAAGCTGGCGCTCCTGTATTGCCACCAAGTGTTTTGGCGGCACAAAGACGTCAGTTGGAAGAGATGCAAAAACTTGGTAGTCCATATCGCACGAGGTAATCATGGAAGAGGTGACGCATAAGCAAATCTATGAACGTCTAATTGCTGTTGAAAACAAAGTAGACGATATAGATAAAAACACTAAAGGGCTCGTTGCGGCGTTCAACGCTGCAAGTGGTGCTTTTGTTGTTCTTGAGTTTTTTGGAAAACTTGCCAAACCTATTCTTTGGTTAACGGCTGCTGCTGGAACTATTGCTATTGTTTGGCAAGGTGTTTGGAAGAAATGATGTGTGGACCCCATCAGTGCATTTGCTCTTGTTACAGGGGCCATACAGGGCGTTAAATCGCTTTGTGCCACAGTAAGAGAGGCCAAGGAAGCTGGACAAGAAGTTGTCAATCTTGCTGGTGAAGTGACTGGTTTTATCAGTCAAGTTCTTGATGGGACAGACAAGCTGCAAAAAGCAGAACAAGAGATTAGAACGAATCCCCCAAAAGGGAAGAGTCTGCAAGTATTAGCTTTTGAAGAGGAGATGAGAAAGCTAGAGTTGAAGCAACATTACGAAGAGTTGCGCAACATGATTATTTATGAACTTGGATTGCCTGGTGGGTTTTGGGCCGATTTCCAGAACACGTTGCAACGCATGGAAAAAGAGGACGAGGATGCTAAACGTCATGCAGAGTTGCAAAGGATTCAAGCGAAATGGCAACGAGATCAGGTTCGTCACAAGGTGGAAAATCAAGCCTTAGTGGCAATAGCCATAGTCATAGTCGCGGGGTATCTGGTAGCTCTCATGTGGGCTATCCGTCTGCATCGGGAGAACCAACTGTACTTGCCGTGGGGCTAATAGTTTGTTTCATATTGATTGCTGGATTCATTACCGTTCTTGGATTTTTGTTTGCAGACCTTAGAGCAGCACAAGGTGCTAACAAAAGAATTGAACGAAGGATTAACGAATTAAAACATCAATACGAAGTAGTCTGTCGCAAGGAGGATTACCAGTGAAATCTAAATTAACTTTTTGGGTAACTCTGTTGGTCAGTATTACTCTTTGTATTATTCTTCTTTCAATGGTAGGAGCCTTGTTAGCCGGGTTGTTCATGCCGAACAATCTCGTTGATAACAAGGACATCTTTCCCATATTGGCTCCAGCTTTTTCTACCATTGTCGGCGGCTTTATTGGCTTGCTTGCTGGTGTTAAGTTATCCCACGAAGACGAGGACTCCCCATGATGACACTACTCTCGACCCTGATCTCTTTCCTGATGGGGGGTCTTCCAAAGATTCTTGATTTGTTTCAAGATAAGGCTGACAAAAAGCATGAGCTAGCTTTGGCTCAGATGCAGATGCAACGTGAGTTGGAGTTGCGTAAAGCAGGTCTAGAAGCACAGGAGCGTATTGCTCATATTCAGACTGACCAACTGCAAATACAAGCAGATGTCACTATGGCTCAGACCAATCTTCAAGAGCGTCAAGCACTGTATGCACATGACATTGAGATCAGCAAAGGTGCTAGTCAGTGGGTGATTAACCTGAGAGCTTTGGTTCGTCCTGTTATCACCTACGGGTTCTTTTTGCTTTTGGTGTTTGTTGATGTCTTTGGGTTCTACTACGCTATTCATACGGACATTCCGTTCGACCAGGCGCTCAATATGCTCTGGGATGATGATACCCAACAGATATTTGCCAGCATCATTGCATTCTGGTTTGGATCACAGGCGTTTGCCAAGAAATGAAAGTAAGCGATAAGCTGATCGAAGCCCTCAAACACCATGAGGGCGTGAGATACAAGCCTTATAGGGACGTTGTAGGCTTATGGACGGTTGGTGTTGGACATCTGATGTATCCAGACCAAGCAAAGCTTCCTAATCGCTCAAAAGCAGTTACTGGTTATACAGGTATGGTACGAGAGGACTATCAACTACGTCCTCAAGACAATAGAACATTTAGTAAAGAAGAAGTCGATGGGATTCTCAGAAACGATCTTGCAGGGTTTGAGCGTGGAGTGGAGCGACTCTGTCCTGTTCCTCTTACACAAGGGATGTTTGATAGCCTTGTTAGTTTTAGCTTTAATATCGGCTTGGGTGGACTCCAGCGTTCTAGTGTCCGTCAAGCGGTACTACGCAACGATAAAGAAGCTGCGGCTGAAGGGTTTATGAAATACACAATGGCCGGTGGAAAGATTTACCAAGGCCTAGTCAATCGTCGTAAAGACGAAGTAGCCATGTTCTTGTCCTGAAAAAAAGCCCTCGGTGAGGAGGGCTAACAGGAGAACCTTACATGGCAACCTTCAAAACACGCTGTGATCTACCGCTAGATGACCGGCGTCTTTCTCCGGTGTCATAAATATAGCCCTTCTTAATGAGGGGTGCAATCCGTGGCGTAACGCTATTAAGCCTGATGCCTGGTAGCGCTTGGAATATCTCTTCTGCTGTTAGCCCATTGGGAGCCGCTTTAATAGCCTCGTAGACAAGTTTCTCGAGGTTTCTGACGTCAACAGTCTTTGCCGCTTCTTTTGAGGTGTCCGGGTCTGTCTTACGGAACAAAGCCCTAAACAATTCAAGTGAGGGGAAATGTATATCAAGTAAAGCCATTCTTCATTTCCTTCAATTAGGTGGGCGGGTCGCATAAAGCAGCGTTGGCTTGAACAACACTTTTTAAAGTGGCCCCGGCGCTAACCCGGTTTGCCGCCCGTATTCAATTCTTAGACACCACACCCACAAACCATCTTACCGTTAAATCCTTGGACACAACGATAAGGTTGATATGTAGGACAAGATGCTGCTGCAATTCCAGAGACAGTCAGCAATACGATAGCAATCAACTTTTTCATTTACTTACTCCTTTACGGGGACGACCACGACCACGTTTTA